TCATCGTCCGTCGTGTCCCCGTAGTATGCCGCAGCTGACCCTTCACCAAACTCTTTGTTCAACATTTTGGTTATCTGTATTATGTCATATCGAAACCGTGACCAGATAATTACTTTGCCGTCGTGCTCTTCCAAAATTTCTCTGAGTGCATCCATCCGGCGTGACGGAAAGTATTTCATCTCGCCATCATCGGTCTTCAGATGCCCAGACAGAACCTGTTGGATGCGTAGCATCTGGGTAATTACAGCAGGTGCCGATACAATCTCGCCATCCTCAAACAGAAGCATGGCCTGTTGTTGCAGCAGCGAGTACATTCTAAACTGCTCGTCGGTGAGCGTAACGTACCTGGCGGTGTAGACTTTCTCTGGTAGATCCAGACAGTCTTTCTTCAACACCCTGTATGAAAAGGTATCGATCTTGTCTGTCAGTTCATCGAGGTTCTTGTAGCCGACGATCTGTTGGAAAGACTTGGCACCCATCGATCTGCGTTGCAGCACGGCATACCTACCTTGGAATGTGTAGAAAGATTCATGACCCATGAGTCCCGGTCGAAGGAACTCTGTCTGTGAAAATATATCTAGGGGTGACTTGGTTATGGGTGAACCAGTCAGCAACCTTCGATACTTGAATCCCGCTGCGATCTTCATTAAAGATTTACTGCGCTTGGCCTTATGGTTTTTTATGGTGGTGCTTTCATCGATTGCTATCAGGCCGTTGGCCCCAAGCGCACGAGCCATCCAAGCTCCGGCTGTCTGACCTTTCTTTGTGGAGAAGGACTCCACGTTCATGACAAAGATTGTCAGCCCTGCGAAGTGATCCTTGACAGAACGCATTTCTTCTTGTTGTCTTTTATTAGGAGAGGCAACCCACCGAATCACTCGATGCGGTATATCATTAGACATATGCTCTGGGATTTCTTTGGCTACCCAGTTCCGATACACACCCTTCGGTGCGAGGATCAAAGCAAAGTTTATTTGTCCGTTGAGAAACAACAGACCCAAGTTGTCGATCAGAACTTTGGATTTACCTGTTCCCATTTCCATGAACAGACCAAACTCTTTTCGATGCCATCCCTCTTCCAAAGCTTTCCGCTGATGGTCGAACGGTTTTAATTTATAATTGTACTTGACAGTCATCACATACCTCCACTATAGTCCACCTTACGGATGGCAAAATGGTTTGTCAACCCAGTCCTGAAGAGGAGAAAAACTTATGGATGATATTTTTGAAGACTACTTCGATGAAGGAAAGGCTCTTTCCCAAGTCGATACTGGAACAGGAAAACAATTGAGTGATCTTGTTCGCAAGCTGCGGAAAGTTGAAGATCAAATCGCGGACGCAGAACAATACTTGAAGACTATAAAGGCAGAGAAGCACAAGCTCTCTACCGAAAACATTCCGGCACTTATGGATGAGATGGGTATGGATCGGGTAGACGTGGACGGGTTGACTGTCACACGTAAGATGATTGTGTCTGCATCTATTCCACAAGATCGCAAGGAAGAAGCTTTCGCATGGCTGCGTGAGAACGGCCTGGATGATATTATAAAGAACGATATCACTTGTTCGTTTGGCAAAGGCGAAGACAATCTTGCAGGTGACGTGGTGGGACTCCTGCACGAAAAGGGTTTTGATCCAAAGACCAAGACCCACGTACATCCATCGACATTGAAAGCGTTTGTAAAAGAACGTGTCACGGATGGTAAACCAATCGACCTCGATATGTTCGGGGCATACATCAACAACGCAGCAGAAATACGGAGGAAAGCGTGATGGCTAATGCAGTAGCAGCAGCAAAGGGCGTGGAAGTAAGCGCCGATGTAATGGATGATATCTTTGAGACCGCAGGGGAGGGTGCAGCATTCGATAGTTCGGAGATGCAGATACCGTTCGTTCGGATCTTACAAGCTATGTCACCTCAACTAAGTAAGAAAAAACCAGAGTACATAGAGGGTGCATCTCAGGGTGATCTGTTTAACACAGTCACCAATCAATACTGGGATGGTGAAGGAGGGATAACAGTTATTCCATGCTACCAGACCACAAAGTATCTGGAGTTTATCCCGCGTGAGCAAGGCGGTGGTTTCCAAGGAGAAATACCTGCAAACGATACGGTGCTGACCAAGACCACACGAGAAGGTTCTCGGGAGATACTTCCCAACGGGCACGAACTTGTGAAGTCTGATCAACACTATTGCCTTGTTGTTGACGATGATGGTTCGTTTCAACCTGCGGTGATTGACATGAAGTCAAGCCAGTTGAAGGTGAGCCGTCGTTGGAAGACACAAATCGCAATGCAGAAAGTAAAGCATCCGAAGACAGAGCAAATGGTAACTCCTGCTGTGTATGCTACGATGTGGAATCTATCTACCATTGAAGAGTCCAATGACCAGGGTACGTGGGGCAACTACACTGTATCCAAAGTTGATTTGGTAAACTCTCGTGATCTACTACAGGAGGCAAAGGCTTTCCGTGAGTCGATCATGGCGGGTGAAGTTAAGGCTGCGGCTGATCCAGAACATACCTCCACGGGTAGTTCGTCAGTAGACGGGGACAACGAAATCCCATTCTAGCAGTCTTGGGGGCGGTTCTCCTATGCTGCCCCCATCTAACTTCAACAGGAGCCTAGCATGGCATTAGATAAGAGAATGCTGTCAGCCTTTGAGGGATCGAAGGTTGCGCATGGCACCACTACAGTTGGACGCATTGGTCGCAATGGCAAGGCTGATGCTGAGAGTCGTATTGTACGTGAGCCACTTACATTAGAACTCATGCAAGGACACATAAAAGGTGAGCAGGGTGTCGGGGCAATCCCGATCAACGAAGATAACAAGTGCAGGTGGGGTGTGTTGGACATAGACATCTACGATCTAGACCACAACGAACTCCAAGCGAGAATACAAAAACAAAAGCTACCGCTGCTGCACTGTAGATCCAAGTCAGGTGGGGCACATCTGTATTTGTTTCTGGAAGAGTACGAGCAAGCCAAAGTTGTCCGAGAATATTTATTAGAGATGGCTGTAGCCCTAGGGCATAGCGGTTGTGAGATATTTCCAAAGCAGGATAAGATTCTGTCTGAACGTGGAGATGTCGGGAACTTTATCAACCTTCCATACTTCAATGCAGAAATACCACAGAGGTATTGTTTCAACGACAAGGTTGAGGCTATGGAACTCAAAGAGTTCTTGGATGCCATAGAGTTCAAGCGAACTTCGGTAGCTGCACTAGAAAAAGGTCGAACCAAAAAACCTAGAAAGAACTTCAAGGACGGACCTCCATGTTTGCAACATCTATTCTCTGATGGAGCAACAGGAGAGGATCGCAACAAGAAGCTGTTCATGATCGGCGTGTACTGCCGGATGAAGCACAGTGACAACTGGAAAGCAGAGATGGAAACATTCAACCAGACTCTGTGTTCTCCACCCCTCGATGCCAAAGAAGTTCTGGCATTGCAGAAAAGTCTGGAGAAAAAAGAATACTTCTACACCTGTGAGCAGGAACCGTTCAAAAGTTTTTGTGACAAGGAACTGTGCCTGTCTACAAAGTATGGTGTCGGAGATGCAGGAGCCGAGTCACTTGAGATCGGAAGCTTGCAGATTATCCTATCGGAACCACGTCTGTATTTTCTGACGGTAGCAGGTAAACGTGTTCAACTGAATACGGAGCAGCTACAGAACCAGAGTCTGTTTCAACGTGCATGTATGGAGCAAGAACAGATTGTGCCTCCGACTATACGCCCTGCCAAGTGGCAACAGCTTCTACAGAAACTATACTCAGAGAGCGTGAAGTCAGAGGTGCCAGAAGAGCTTACTATATTTGGAGAGTTCAGAGCATTGTTGCGCCAGTTCTGTACCAGTAGGATTCGTGCCATGCATCCAGAGGAGATGCTGCAAGGTAAACCATGGACAGACAACCAAGGGTATACTTCCTTTACCATAGCAGGGTTGATGGAGTTCCTGAACAACAGAAGGTTTACGGCGTATACCAGGGCACAGGTGCAAGAACAATTGAAAAGATTAAATGATAACCATGAGTGTCATGGACACAAAGGTATTACCAAAGAAGATGGATCAAGGACTACAGTCAGAGTCTGGTGGGTTCCTTCTTTTGAAAGTAGTGAAGTGAGTCTGCCAGTACAGGAGATAGATAATGACATACCGTTCTAGTTTTATGAAAGCTAAAGACGTAGCAGACTGGCTCGGTGTTTCCGAGTCTGCAATATACAAGTGGGTAAACGAGGGTGACTTTCCCAAACCATACAAGCTAGGCAACATGGATGCACAACGTGCAGCTAGTCGGTGGGATCGGGAAGAAATCGAACAGTGGTTGGAGAAGCGCCGTGATACCTAACGCCACCCTTATACTGGGACCGCCTGGGTGCGGTAAGACCTACACACTTATAGAAAGAGTAGAAGCAAAACTACAAGAAGGGGTACACCCCTCACGGATAGGTGTGGTATCGTTTACCACCAAAGCTATCGGGGAGTTTGTTGATCGAGCATGTGCTAAATTTAACCTGACAAAGAATGACTTTCCACATTTCAGGACTCTCCACGCCACCGGGTATCATGGACTAGGCTTGAAGAGCACTGATGTCATGGACCGAGAGGACTTCAAAACTCTTGGTCGCATGTTGGGGGTGGCGTTTGATGGAGCGGATGCCACCTCCATTGACGATGGTGTTGCGATACCTTCGATAGGAGGATCGGGTGCCAAGTATCTACAGTTGATCATGCGTTCAATCTACCGTGAAGCATCCTTGGACTTTGAGTATAACTACGAAGAAGATTACACTTTGGATTTCTCAAAGTTAGAACAGGTCAACAAACAGTTGATTGAATACAAGCAGAAGACAAACAAGATAGACTTTACTGACATGATCTCCAAGTACATTGAGATCTGCGAGACGCCCAACCTTGACCTGCTAATCGTGGACGAGGCACAAGACCTGACACCATTACAGTGGACGATGGTAGAGAAGATGGCACAGACTGCGGAAGAAGTTCTGATTGCAGGTGATGACGATCAGGCGATACACCGTTGGACTTCCGTAGACGTTCAGAGATTCATCGAAGCGTCTGACCATGTCGAAGTACTCAACCAGTCCTATCGCTTACCACAGAGCGTCTGGAGGCTTGCTATGCGTATCTCCGACCACATACCAGGGAGACTGGAGAAAGAGTTCTTCCCAAAGGATGACGAAGGTATGGTCAGTGTTGTGGGTAGCCTGTGGCATTTGCCATTGGATCAAGGGTCGTGGACAATCATGGCTCGAACCAACAGTTTCGTAAAAGATATAGCAGAAACACTGGGAGATGCAGGATATTTCTATAGCCTCAAGGGTCGTGCATCTGTGTCACAAAAGAAACTGGATGCCATGTCTACGTGGGCAGACCTGACAAGCGGCAAAGCATTGTACCTTGGACGGATCAAAGAGTTCTACAAGACGGTGCCAAAGATAGGAGAAAATCCTGTGGTCAAGAGGGGGTCAGCAAAGTTACTGGATGCGGCTGATCCAGAGCAGCCCTTGACATGGGAGGATTTAACATCCGATTATGGTCTCTTAGCAGAAAAGAGCACACACCCGATGGACGTGGTTCGTCTGTCAGAGGAAGAACAGATATACATCCGTGCCATTGAGCGGCGAGGAGAGAGTATATATCACCAACCAAGGATCAAGTTGTCAACGATCCATGCCATGAAAGGAGGAGAAGATGACAACGTAGCGGTGTATTTGGGATCCACCAAGAACTGCGTAGAGGGCAAACATCCCGAGGACGAGCACAGAATATTCTATGTTGCGGTCACAAGAGCAAAACAAAACCTCTACCTAATTGAGTCAGATAAAACATATAGGTACGAAATATGAAACGTAACGATTACTTGGATACGGCGAAGCAGTTGATCAATGGCAACAGAGCCAAGGACTACGGTGATGCCAAAGATAACTTCGACAGGATAGCAACGGGATGGAATGTCATAGTCACTGATGCATTGAGCACCCATGGTAAGATCACAGCCAAGCACGTCGCTCTGATGATGGACTGGGTAAAGACATGTCGCTTGTTAGAAACCATAGACCACAAGGATTCTTGGATCGACAAGTGTGGGTACAGTGCACTGGGTGCGGAGTTTGATAATGAAACAAACTGAGATGTTTGAGAAAGACTACATCATTGCCAAGCAGATGAACCAAGGCAAGGAACTGACATGGAATATCCCGTCAGAGTTTCCAGACCTGACAGGCTACAAACAGATAGCCATTGACCTTGAGACGTGTGACCCCAACCTAACCACGCTTGGCCCTGGGTGGGTGCGTAAGGATGGGTATATCGTAGGTATAGCCGTAGCCGCCGGAGACTGGGAAGGATACTATCCTATCCGTCATGAGAACGGTCACAACATGGATGCGAGGATCGCGCTCAAGTGGCTCAAGAAACAGATGGCAACACCAAACATAGACAAGATCATGCACAACGCCACGTATGATCTGGGTTGGCTACGTGCCGAAGGTGTAGAAGTGCAAGGTCGAATCATCGACACCATGATTACTGGTGCGGTGGTGGACGAGAACCGTTGGTCATACAGCCTCAACAACCTTGGTCGTGACTACCTCGATGAGCGCAAGGATGAGAAACTACTACGTGTTGCAGCAGCAGAGTGGGGCTTTGATCCCAAGGCTGAGATGTACAAGCTGCCTCCTGAGTTTGTCGGACGGTACGCTGAACAGGATGCAGGAATGACCCTGCGTTTGTGGGAACGACTGAAGATAGAACTGGAGAAGCAAGACCTGTGGAGCATCTGGAATCTAGAGACTAGCCTGATACCTATGATGTGTGACATGCGTCAGCTAGGTGTGCGTGTGGATCTGGACAAGGCAGATCAAGCCAAGACTCTGCTCAAAGCCAAGGGCAAAGAACTGAGGGAAGAGATCTACCGACAGACAAACATCAAGATAGAACCATGGGCGGCTGCGTCTGTGGCTGCGGTGTTTGAGGAGCTAGGACTAAAGTACCCAAAGACTGAAGCAGGGGCACCGTCATTCACCAAACAGTATCTCAATGCACATGCCCACCCAGTTGCACAAATGATCGTCAAGCTGCGTGAATTTGACAAAGCGGATAGCACGTTCATCGATACAATCATCAAGCACTCGCACAAGGGTAGGATCAACTGCGAGTTCCATCAGCTACGTTCTGATGACGGAGGCACTGTGACAGGTAGGTTTTCTAGTTCAAACCCAAACCTTCAGCAGATTCCGGCACGAGATCCTGAGATCAAGAAGCTGATCCGTGGTCTGTTTATACCAGAGCAAGGGTGCAAGTGGGGGTCGTTTGACTACTCAAGCCAAGAGCCAAGGTTACTGGTGCACTTTGCAGCAAGCTTGAAGGGTGAGTACAAGCACCCGATTGTCGATACGATTGTTGAGGAGTATCACACAGGTGATGTGGATCTGCACCAGATGGTGGCTGACATTGCAGGGATCAAGCGGAAAGAAGCAAAGGTTGTAAACCTGGGAATCATGTATGGCATGGGCAAAGGTAAACTTGCAGCGCAGTTAGATATATCACCAGAAGAAGCAGGAGAACTATTGGATACACACAGAGAGAAAGTTCCTTTTGTTAAGAACCTTGCAGACCTAGCGTCGAAGCAAGCAGATAAAACAGGGCAGATCAGAACCCTGTTGGGTAGACGGTGTCGCTTCCATTTGTGGGAGCCTCGATCCTTTGGGTACAAGAAGCCGCTACCATACGAAGAAGCCATGAAAGAATACGGTCAACCATTGAGAAGAGCGTTTACTTACAAGGCGTTAAACAAATTAATTCAAGGTTCGGCTGCGGATCAAACTAAAAAAGCTATGGCAGATTGCTACAAAGAAGGACTTTTGCCTATGCTTACGGTGCACGATGAGTTATGCTTCTCAGTAGAGGGTGACGACCAAGCGCACAACATCAAGCACATAATGGAAAATGGGTTGTCGGATGTCTTGAGAGTCCCCTCTAAGGTAGACGATGAACTCAAGGACAATTGGGGAGAAATCGAATGAAACCAGAAAAGATGAAAACAGTAGGTCTTGTAGACATGCATCCGATGCAGGTCAAACATCTCATGGAACTTGTGGGCATGACATTGAATCTTGCTGCCAACACGGGTGTCGATGAAATTATGGAAGACGCCGAGCACATATGCGACGAGATGATAAAATTATTTGGCGGTGTCGGTGTGACTATGACTGTTGAAGACGATCCAGATGCTACCCACGACGGTTCGCAATCTGTGCATTAAGCGCAGCGGTTACCGGGTTATCACCTAACAACGAAGGATCCACTGGCCCAGGTGCACGAGGTTGGGTAAACGTAGGAAAGATTGATGCTTG